ATTCAGCCAGCGGTCTTCACCCAAGATATGCCGAGTATTATTATCGTAGAGTTCGTATCGACAAGAAAGATCCCATCTATCAGCTAATGCGTGATGCTCAGGTTTCTGTCGAAGACTGTGTAATGAATCCAGATTCAACCGCAGTATTCACCTTTGCTCAGTCTGCTCCGTCTGGTTCTCTTACTCAAGATGAACTACAAGCAATCGACCATCTTAATCTGTGGCTTGCTTACCAAGAGTATTACTGCCAGCATAAGCCAAGCATTACTGTTAATTATTCTGATAGTGAGTTTATGCCAGTAGGTCAGTGGGTATGGGAGAACTTTGATAAGATCTCTGGTATCTCATTTCTACCTAAGTCTGATCATATCTATGCTCAGGCTCCATTTGAGGCAATCACTAAAGAAACATATGATTCATATGTAATGGTTCCTGTCGATTTCAATAATCTATCTTTCTATGAAAAGACAGACACAACAACATCCTCGCATACAATGGCATGCACCGCCGGTGCGTGTGAGATTATAGATCTCAAAGGATAATATATGGCTACAAAAGCAGAACTCCAAAAGCAACTAGCCACTATTGAGGCTGGTCTTTTGGATTTTACGGCGGTAGGAGAGCAAGCATATCTAAAGCAAACAGGACAAACAAAACTGAAAGCTAAAGAAACACCTACTTATTCTTCTATTTATGATCCTATTTACAAAGCTACAAAAGATATTCAGTTTTCTTTGGGTGCTGATGCTAGAACATCAGCAGCTGGGGATCGCGCTTTTTATGTTTTTAATCCTGCAGTAGAAGCTGAAAAGCAAACTCAAAAAAAACTAACAGACATTGAAACATTCAATACCAGTGTTAAGCAGCAAGAAGAAAACATTAAGAAATTTCTTGCTTCTGAAAAAGAAACAGCTAAAACAGCTGTCTTACAGTCTTATCTCTCAACTATGTTAAATCCCCAGTTGAAGTTTGGGGAAAGAAATCCTTTTGAATGGGAAGCAGTAGATGTAAATACAAAAGAAGGATTGGAACGCTTTAAAAGAAATAAAGAAAGAGTAGTAGATAGACCTAAATTTGGAGGCTCTGGTAAAAATACGCCTCCTACTTATTATGTAAAACTTACAGCACAAGAAGCTGCTGCTAAAAGAAAACTAACAGAGTCTATTGAAACAACCCGCTTTATGGCTAGCCCATCTTTGCAGAAAACATACGCAGAGAAATACAGAACACAACTACAAGCTCAACTAAAGAAGATGAAATAAAACATGGTAACTAATGTTCAATCCGCAATAACAAAACTAGGACTATCAGCTCCAATTGATTCTCCTGAGATTAAGCTAATGCTCAAAGACATCTATGCAAAACTAGATGAACTAACAAATGAAATCAGAAAAGTTTCCGAGAATCGACCCCGAATTAATAAAGATTCTGGAAGAACTTTATAAACCTCTAGAGTATGATCCTACTGTATGTGATCAGGTCTTCACACGAAGAGCTGCTTTCAGGGCAGGACAGATAGAGGTTGTTGACAAACTCAAAGCTGTCCTCAAACAACAGCAAGGAGGCAGATAATATGGGTGGTTCCCCTAAAATCAGTGGTGGAATGACTTTTGCTGAACAGCAGAAGCTTTTAAAAGATGAAAGAGAATTTCAAAAACAACAAGAAGAAGAGCGAAGACGGGCTGCTGAAGATGCAGAAACCCGACGAGTCGCTAGAGAAGAAGCCGAGAGATCCCGAACTAAGGCCCAAGAAGAACGCGCTATACAAGAAGCGTCACAAGCTGAACAAGAAGCGGTACTAGAAGCCCAAGCTCAGGCTGAAGAAACCCAGATGCAGGGTATTCAGGGTACTAATGTTCGTGCTCTTGATTTTTATTCTTCACTATACAATGGCATGAATAACCAGTAAGGAGGCATCAATGACAAATAATCTTGCTGATCGCTTCCGTATGCTGGATGCAATGAGAACATCCAAACTTTATAGAGCTAGACTTTGCTCAGCTCTTACAATTCCAAGCATCCTTCCACCCGAAGGATGGACTGAAGAAATGGAACTACCTCAGCCCAACTCATCTGTTGGCTCCAGAGGTGTCACTTCTTTGGCAAGTCGAATGCTATCAGCAATGATGCCTTTGAATGATACGCCTTTCTTTAAGTTTGGATTACGCAGTGGTGTCGAACCAACTGCAGAAATTGCTCAGTACTTAGAAACAATGAGTTATCAGGTATATCGAAAACTCATTAGTACAAATCTAAGAGAAACAATCTATCAAGCTATTCAGAACTTAATTGTTGCTGGAGATTGCTTGGTACATGAGATGGATGATTTTAAATTCCGTGTCACACGCCTTGATCAGTACGCAGTACAACGGGATGTAACAGGCATTGTAAACGAAATCATTCATATTGAATATGACTTGGTTGATCCAGAGGCAATTAGTCCACACTATTCGCTTCCACAGTCAGCTAAGAAAGGATATAAGACAACATACTGCCAGTATCTAAGGGAGGATGATGTATGGAAATACAGAAAGGAAGACTCCGAAGGTACGCTACTAGCGGAGGGTGTATACGAGATCTGTCCTGTGACGGTTCTACGGTGGTATGGCATACCCGGAGAAAACTACGGGAGATCGCACTGCGAAGATATCCTAGGAGATCTATCAAGTCTGGACGGATACACAAAGGCAATGCTTGATGGCATGGCAGCTGCTTCAGCATTCTGGATGGGCTTAGATCCATCCGGTATTTCTGAAGTAGACGATGTTGCCGATGCTCCCAATGGTTCATGGATTCCAATTAGACAGCAGGATGTATTTGTCCTGTCGCCTTCACAGACCATGAATCCACAGATTGGTGCTGCACAGACAGCTGTTGAGACAATGCGTAGAGAAATCGGTCAGGCATTCTTAATGTCTTCTTCTGCTATTCCAAGCGGCGACCGTGTTACTGCTACTGCCGTAAGAATGATTGGCTCAGAACTTGAGACAGTCTTGGGTGGTGCGTTCTCTGCAATTGCGAGAGATCTCATGGAGCCAATCGTAAAGCGAAGCGTTTTCCTTATGATTGAAAACGAAGAGCTAGATAACAGAATGTATGAGCAGTTCTTTGATAAAGAAGGTTCACTATCTGTTGAAGTAATCACTGGTCTTCAGGCTCTTAGCCGCGACACTGATTTACAGAAGCTCATGCAGATGGGTGAGATGGTACGCAACCTTCCAGAACAGGCAGCAATGTCATTCAAGTGGGAAGAGTATGCCCGTGCTTTGATTACCTCTCTTGGTTTTGATGCTCGTAATTGGGTACGCTCTGCCGAAGATATTCAGAGAGAACAGATGGCACAGCAGCAGCAGATGATGCAGCAGCAAGCAATGCAAGCTGGTGGTCAGGCCGTAGCTGGTGCTCTTGGAAACCTAGCTATGAATGCTGGTCAGCAAGACCTAGCACAGAATGGTGGACAGGGCATTCTAAATGTTCTACAGAATTCTGGCGCAGATATGTCTGCATTTACAGGAGGTCAGTGATGGCTAAGAAACTAAACAAAGCAAGCATGCCTTGCAATCGACCACAGAAATCTCCTAATCCCAACAAGAAAAAAGTAGTCAAGGCTTGTGCCAATGGGCAGGAAAAGATCATTCACTACGGAGCTACGGGCTATGGTCACAACTATAGTGCTGCTGCCCGTAAGTCTTTCCGTGCAAGACACAAGTGCGGCTCTGCCAAGAACAAACTTACTGCTCAGTATTGGGCTTGCAAGAACCTATGGGCTGGTCCCGGTGGTTCCAAAGCAAGCTGCCCAAAGGGAAGGAAGTGCAAGAAGTAATGGCTAAGGACGCATGCTATCGCAAGGTAAAGTCCCGCTACAAGAAGTGGCCTTCGGCTTATGCCTCGGGTGCTTTGGTTCAGTGCCGCAAAGTCGGTGCTGCAAAGTGGGGTTCAAAATCCAAGAGGAAAAAGTAATGCCTAGAAAAAAGAAGGCTGACTTCTCCCTTGAGAAAAAGAAAGGACTACATGGTTGGTTTGCACGAAACAACGGAAAAGGTTGGATCGACTGCAAAACAGGTAAACCATGCGGTCGTAAAAGCGCAAGCGACAAAAGCAGAAAGTATCCTGCCTGTCGTCCAACCAAATCAATGTGTACCGCCAAGGGCGTTCGCGCCAAGAAGAGCGGTAAGCAAGTAAGGTGGGAATAATGCCATTCAAATCAAAACAACAGCGTAAGTTTATGTACGCAGTCCATCCAAAGATTGCAGCCCGTTGGTCTAAAGAAACACCAAAGGGAGCTAAACTTCCAAAACGCAAAAAGAAAAAATGAAATGCATAAAAGCAGAACTTGGAATTTTGTTTTTGCTATTTCAAGAGAAGATAGAAATAGAGTATTACCAGTAGACGGTATTTTCAGAGCCTTAAGTTTTTTACAATTCTTTCCTGATAATGCTTTTGTTTATACAGGCGAATTTACTACGGATCTACAAACATTTACATTATCTAATGTCCAACAACCCTTACTTTTTAAGTATGTAACATTTTCTAATATACCCGAAGGAAGTACTGTATACTGGAAAAAAAATAACGGTTCTTATATTGCATGGACTAGTAATACATTTACAACATCTTCTTTTTCAAACAATGATCAATTAACTATAGCAGTATCTACAGGAAGAAATTCAGGACTTTTTACTATTACTTTATATGAGAGTATTACAAACTCTATTTGTAGTAATACACTTTCAGTTGCTGTAATAGATTAAGAAAGAAATACTATGATTCATACAAATACTTATGCACAACTAAAAACACAACAAACTGGTTTAAAACTATTATCTAGCAATATCCCTACAAACACACAAACTGTATCAGCTTTGGGTCCAACAGGAACTTTACCTACTGGTTCAAATATAGTTATGGCGGATATATTCAACTACATTAAGATTGTTCCTATGTCTACTGCAGTTAATACCGGTCTTACACTTAGAGTTGTTGGTTGGTCCGCACTAGATAAAACATCAGGATACTATGTACCACATGTTTTAGGCTGGTTTGATACTTTTACTTTAAATTCCGAGGCTACTGGAATTACTATAAATACAGTTTCAGGATTCAAAGCATTTAAAAACTTTTCTGCTGCAACGACCGGAAGTTCAACATCTAATTGTAAAGTAATTGGATCTAGTAGTAGTGGAAAAGAATCAGCAGTTGCTCTTATAGACACTATGGGATGCGTTGCAATTCAGTTTGATTATTTTTGTACTAATGGTGGTGCAGCAAACGCTGGTCAAATCTTTTACGGATTTATCTAATGCGTTCTCGTATACTTGGTTTGGGAGAAGAAGACACTTTTCTTGTCCACAATAATAGAGCACTAAAGCTTTCAAAACCTAGTAAAGCAACACCCAATGCTATAACTTTTTTATCTACTAGATCATCTGGTACCTATACTTTAACTAATGTTGTTAGTTCGACAGGATTCACTACTGTTGAGTGGTGGGATGGCACAAAAGAAACTACATCTACTCAATCAATCTCCAAAACTGTTACAACAAGTGATCTAAAATACATCACTATTTATCCAAGTACCGAAACAGGACATCCTTCTGGTATTTTTAACTCTTTACTTGCACTGAATACTGCAAATAATCATATTGCAATTGATTTCAGTAATTTAAAAGCAATAGGTTCATTTAGCGTAACAACAGGTTTAAGTCCCACTGTTAAAATATACCCAAAAACAAGTATATTTCAAATAAGCGTAATTTGTGCATCTAATTGTGAATTAATAGATTTGTCAGATTGTCCTTCTATTTATTTAACTGCTACTCTTCAAACAAGCACAAAAAATGTAAGTTTTCTTTTACCAAATTCAGGAATTGTTGAGATTAGAAAAGACTATTTAAATACACCAGCTCCAATCTTAGTTCCAAATGTAGCAAATTTTATAGGTGGAGCGATTACATTTTATCAAATTTTATTTACTGAGACAAATATTGATTACTCTAATAGCAAACTAACATATTTAACGCTAACACAATCAAATATAACATCCGTAATTGTAGATAATTCATTATCATTAAGAGACTGTATACTATCAATTAATTCATCTTTATCCACTTTTAGATGTAAAAATTGTGTGTTTTATGGTGCTTATTCGGTAAAAAAGAGTAAAGCTCTGGGTGGATTAGATTTAAGTAACTGTAATTTATCTGCTTCTGCTTTGAATCAAGTTTTTGAAGACCTAGGAACTGCAACAGCTTCTACTGGTTATATCAAAGTATATGGAAATCCGGGTGCTTTAACTTGTAATACAAGTATTGCTACCGCTAAAAACTATGTTGTCTTCACACAATAATACTATGCTACCTTATTTTATAACACCGACTTATTCTGTTTCTTTAAACCCTAAAACAGCAAGTAGTTCTATTGCTCGTCGTATTATTCAAGTTTATTACCCAGAAATAGAAAATAGAATTATAACTGCATCTTATCCAGAAGGCAAGACTCCATCTAATTTAAGATGGCATGGTTTTTGCCCTTCAGAAAAAGTACCATCAAAACCTGTTGCTCTTCTTGTTAGAAATCCTGTTGATAGGTTTTTATCTGGAGTAGCTTATCTAAACATAGATATCAATAATGCACTAGATTCTTTACTTAACAACACTCCTATTAAGTTTAAACAAAGAGAACTACCTATATTAACAAATATTCATTTTGAGTTTCAACATTTAAAAACTTGGGGAGAAAGCCATGTTTTTAAATTAGAAGAACATCTACAAGAATTTGTTTCTTTTTTAGGATTAGAGTCACTGCCTGTTTCAAATCAAACAAAGTTACCAAAACCTATTATTACAGAACAACAAAAAAACATTATTGAATCTGTCTATGCAGAAGATATTTCTTTTTACAATTCTATTGTAGCTCCTAATACTGTTATTATGGCTCCAGATAGAAGCGAACAAATAGATAATTCATGGGAGTAAGGATAGCATAATGGCAAAGAAAACATACAAGTGCAATTGTGGAAAGACCACGACATGCACTGGCAAAGATGCTCAGAAAATGGTATATCCAAAGAAAGGAAAGAAATGAAGAAGCCAATGAAGAAGGCGGCTAAGAAGCCAGCCAAGAAGATGGCGGCTAAGAAGCCAGCCAAGAAAATGTATTGATTTTAAACCCTAACGAAAGATACACACTATGAATGAAGAGACTCCCGATATGATGGAACAATCCTCCGAGACTCCAGTAGTATCACAGGAACAATCTCTTACATCGACAGCAGAAGACGCTATCCTATCCCGTGAGAAGGCAGCATTTGATGCGTATGTAAGAAACCAAGGCATGGCCGTTCCTGAAAATTTTAAGGACGCTGGTGCTTGGTTTGAAAGCCTCAAGAATGCCCAGAAGGAATATACCAAGTCACGGCAAGAGGTAGCTGATCTGAAGAAGAAGTACGAGCAGACCCCCTCTACAGCAAACCCAGTCAAGCAGGAGGCTGCTCCTACCAAGGAAGAAATCCCTGTCGTACCAGAAGTACTGAAGATCCCAGAGAAGAAGGTAGAAGAGACACCCGCGATTGAACCACAGGTTGCAACCGAGGATGATTGGAAGCAATGGACCGTTGAGTTCGCCACCAAGAATGATCTCTCTCCCGAGACTCTGGATACAATTAAGAAGAAGACTAACCTTCCTGAGTCGATCATCAATGAATATATGATCGGCCAGAAGGCAAAGCTTGAGATTGCTTATTCTAAAGCAGCTGATCTCATCGGCGGTAAGGATCAACTTGCCAAGATGTTTGATTGGGCCAGCAAGAATCTATCTCAGGCTGAACAGACTTCAATCAATCAGAACCTCGCTTCTCCCGCTTGGGACATTGCGCTTTATGGCTTGCAAGCTAAGTATGCTAAGGCTACTGGCACAAGCAAGACAGCAGAACCCAAGCAAACAGCAAGGGGTCAAGTACCTCTTGCTAGCACTCAGCAGAGTATTACCGCTTACCAAACTAAGCGAGAATTCAGTGCTGAGCGAAATCACCCAAAGTTCAATACTGATCCTAAGTTCCGCAATTATGTAGAACAACGGATGATGCGAACTGACTTTACAAAACTACCTAAATAATCCGCACCTGAGACAGCGGATTGACTGAGGACAGCCTCTGGGCAAATCCCCCCGCGTGGTAATGGATGGCCCTTGGCTGGACTCACTCAAACAAGTAGACTCCTTTAGGAACAATCGAACGATTGAGCTTTCTATTATTGTCTCAAAATTTTAGTCTACTTACATAAGGAATAAACAACATGCCATTCGCAACAGGCACGAATATTGCTTCAGAAAACGATTTTGCACTACGCCGCACAGGTCTTGCCGATGGTCCAGATGGAGTAGGAGCAAACAAGATTTGGCTACCACTCTGGTCTGGCGAAGTAATTAACGCTTACGATCAGTACAATGTATTTGAAAACCTCATTACTAACAAGAGCCTAGCTGGTGGTTACTCTTACCACTTCCCAATGACAGGCACTGTTGGTCTAAACGCCTCTTGGAATGCTGGTGAAGAGCTTCTCGGTGGTGACTCACAGAGCAGCACCATCAAGGTAGATCTTGATAAGCGTCCAATGGCCGCACACTTTGAGTGCGACAATGTTGACTTGCTCGTTACTCAGTGGGATTACCGCTCTGAGCTAGCTCGTCAGGCTGGTCTAACCCTTTCCAACACCCGTGATCGACAGGTCTGCATGGCTCTCGTAGCCGCTGGTGCAGTTCTTCAGATGGCTTCAGATCCCCGTGGTCTTGCTGCTGCTGCTTTCCATGCTCCTGCTCAGATTGCAGCTGGAGCTTCTCCAGCTGGTCTTCCTGCAGCATGCACTGAGGCTAATGCTCTCAGCATTCTTCAGGAGATTGAAAACTACTTGGTAACTTGCCAAGAAAACGACATTCCAGTAGGCAATGTCTACTGTGCCGTTACTCCAAAAGTCTTCCAAGTCATTCGTGGTCTAGGTATTCCAAGAGCTGGAACACAAGCTTCAGCGTATGCTGCTGGAACTTATGCAAATACCCCACTATTTACTGGTAATGATGATTACAATGCTGGTATGGGAATTAATATGGGTCTAAATCAACTAACTGATACCCTTGAGTACATGGGTGTTAAGATCATCAAGACCAACCACATTCCAAAGCTTGACCATGCTGGTGCTGGTAATGAGCTTGGTAGCACCAAGTATAACCTAACCTGCAACGGTTTCGGTATCTTCGGAATTATCTTCCAGAGCGAGGCCATCGCTGGTCTATCTCTCATGGGCATGAAGGTTGACACCGTACAGGATGTTCGCCGCAATACCCAGTTCACCGTTGCAAGCATGATGAAGGGAACTGGTATTCTCCGTCCAGAAATGGTTAAGCTACTCACTGCTGGCGCAACTGCTAATGCTACAGATGAGCGTTCTGAGATTATTAGCCTACTCAGCACAACTACTGCTACTAACTGGACAGGCGGCTTTGCTGCTGAATACGCAGTAGCCTAATGATTAATTCACTCTCTACTTTCGGGTTTGTCTTTATAAACCGCGTTTGAAGAGGAGGTGATCATTATCTACCCCCGGCTCCCTTAAGTGGGAGCCGGGTGGTTTTTTTTCTAAGGAGGCTATATGGGCTTAATTACTAAGTTACAGGCAATTAACCAAATGCTGTTGGCTTCAGGTGAAAACCTTGTAGCCGACCTAGAAGGTGAGTCCGGTATCGACACCGGAATTGCTGAAACAATTCTAGAGCAGACTAGCTTGGATTATCAGCTAAGAGGTCTTGCTTCAAATAAATTCGTAAAGAAGATTACTTTAACAACTGATGGATATATCAGAATGCCTACCCCTGATTCAGATGAGGAAGGTATTCTTGCTGTTGAGTTAGTATCCCAGCATCTATCAGCAGAAGACACAATCATCAAGGCAAGAGTATTGAATAACTCTGAGCCAGCAAGATTGTGGAATATAACAGAAGATACGGATATATGGATTGCAACTAAAGGTCCATACTATCTTGAGTTCACAATGAAACTACCTTGGGAAAACCTTGAGACTACCGTGCAGCGAGCTATCCTAGCCACTGCTATGCGTCACTATCAAAGCATTACCCAAGGTGATGAGGCTACAGATGCATTCTTGGGATTCCAAGAACAACTACACAACATCAAGCATAGAGCAGCAGATATCAACGACAAGAAGAAAAGTATCTTTTCCTCTAACAGTATTCTGCAGGATGCCTCATTCCGCTCTCGCTACTACAGCGATCCAAACAGATTTAGGTACTGGCGTACCAGAGGTTTTTAATGGCTATACGAAGACGAGGCCCACGGGCTGGTTTAGTAACAACTAAGATTCCTGTCTATACCTTAAACAGTGTAGGCAGACAGTCGCCTAACCGCAGACAGCCAAACGAGGCTGAGAACATTGATAATGCTCTAGTCTCTCTTGAAAGAAACTTTGAGAAGCGTCCGGGCTTTGAGATCGTACCACAAAAGACCGTAACAACAGCAACATCATGGGATCTCAGTTCCAATACAATTAGACTAGATCTTTATTCTCTGGCCTCAGTAGATCCATCACATGACTTGTGGTATTACTGGTACAGCATCAACGAAGAAAACACATTCTTGGTTGTCATTGATTTCGACGCAACTGCAGATGGAAATAAGTTGTTTTATATCTTCCGTGTGTACCCTACTGGATCATGGGAAGACCTAACTCCAGCCACACAAACAGAAGCTAGTGGTGTTGTTAGCATGACAACTAGAGCTTATATTACTCATAAGTCAGGAACAAAGACTGCCAAAGAATCTCTTAAGGCCGTGTCTTTGGGATCAAGCGTAGTTATTCTCAATAAGAATGTACGAGCTGGCTTTAGCTCGGATGTCGCTGGAAAGTTATTTGATCTTGATGGTGTCGTTACGGCTACGGATGATATTGAAGGTCGTAAGCTTACTTACTACACTGCATCTAAAGTTATGAAAGTATATAATACTGGTGATGATGGTTTTCCTCAAACTGCTGATGATATCTTATTAGGATGGCGACCAGCTGTTCACACAGGAAAAAGCAACGCAAATGGTAGCAATACGCATATTCACTTATCTGCTGAATCATCTATAATAGACGATACTTATAATTGGTATGCTGTTACTGTTACAGCGGGACTGGGTATAGGTCAAACAAGATGGATTAAGGATTATGATGGTAGCTCAAGACAAGCAACTATTTTTGGAGCCAATTTTAGTCCGCACCCAACAGCTGATTCTAGATTTTCAGTAGACCTCAGTGTACAGAATGTACAAGGAAATGCTGCTGCTGGCGCATCTACTACAATTACTTTAGATTCTTTTGCTTCTGCTACTGATGGTGCATATATAGGACAAACAGTAACAATTACATCAGGTACTGGATCTGGTCAAAGCAGAGTAATAACTGCTTATAATGGAACAACAAAAGTTGCTACTGTTTCTACTGCTTGGGTTACTACTCCAACAACAGCTTCTGTATATTCAATTGTAATACAGACTGCTGATTATATTTCAGTAGATGATTACTTTTATTTTGAATCAGATACACAGTATCTTGGTCAAAAGGTAGATGATCTTTCTGAAGTAAAACTACCCCCTGAAGCGGATGATTGGTATTCTAATAACTCAAAACTTACGACAACAACAGATACTAAAGCAAGACAAATGCTTCGTCTATTGTATGATCCTGATACGAATCTAAATAATATTATTGATGGTCGCGGTAAGATTTTCTTTATGGTTAATCCATATCTAAACTCTACCTCTGGTTTTTATAGAGTTATTTCTTGGAACCCAACCGATCAAAAGTTTTATTATGACAGTACTACTCCAGATTTAACTAAAGGTATTTATAAAACTAGTGGCACAACTAATGGTGTAGTCCACACAACCGAAATTACAACCACAGGTCGACCTTATCTACAGAAGGTAAGAACACCTGATGAGCATTCCTATCTTGATCCAAGACGAATGCCTCAGAAACTTGTTGTTACTGTCTCAGCTTCTAATGTAACTGATTGGAAGATGGAACCCATTAAGTGGACTCCACGAACTTCCGGCGACAAAAGATCCAATCCCGGTCCAAGTATCTTTAAAACTGTCGATAGAAAGTCGCTCAGACAAGTACCAATCACAAGCATTGCCGTATTTAAAGATAGACTCTGGTTTGCTGCGGATGATGTTGTATTCTCCTCACAGATGGGTGAATACGAGAATCTATTCTATGATGATCCATCCAATATTGTAAGCACAGATCCTATTGATATTCGTGTCTCTTCAAACAACTATTGTGAAATCACAAGCATGACTCCGTTTGAAGATTACATGTTTATTAATACAAAGGCAAATACACAGTTCCAGTTGGCTGGTGCATCTACTGCTGAGATTTCACCAAGCAATGTCGCGGTAGCTCCAGTAACTTATTATTCTACTGCGCCTATTCTTGATCCTCAGTTTATCGGATCACGCCTATACTTCTTTGACTCACAGCGTCTGTTCCTGTTTACAGGCAAGGGCAGCATGGGCTTTGCTTCGGCTGTCGAAGTATCCAGCCAAGCTGCTGGCTATCTTCCTAGAAAGTATCGTGCTGCTGCTACGGCTCCAGCTCAAGATACCTTGCTGTTTGTAGATGACGATCAGCCTAATCATATCTATGGTTATATCAATAGATATAGTGGCGATAGAGTAATTCAGAATTCATTCTATCGTCATATCCTAGCAGAAGAAGATTCAATTGAAACTCTTCAGTGCTATGATAACTATATGTATGTTGTTAGTAAAAGAGAAACAAGCGCAACATCAGGAACATATGCTTATTATCTGTACAGAAATCTCATGTTAAATGAGGATGTATATGTACCTCGTCTTGATCGTATGTTTAAGATGAAGATTATTAATAGTACAGCACAGCCTACTAATTACAATGCTGACTATGATCCTTATACAGCGAGTACTACTTATAGAATTCCCGGTCATACTAACATTACAGATCCTTCTAAGTACTTTGTAGTTCTCTATAAGGGATGGTCTACACCAGAAGAAGATCTAAGCAATGTTGCTATTCAGCCACTATCAGTAACTAATATAACAGATGGTGGTGTCAATTATACTGAGATAGTTGTACTTGGTGCTGATTATGCCGTACAAAACTATTATGTATATATTGGCATTAAGTTTAAGATGACTGTTGAACTTAGCACTTTGTTTGTGCGCGATGAAAATAACAACATTATAGATGGCGTATTAAATATTCGTAGTGCTGTATTTAGGCATTACTTTACTGGTCCTTATGATATTGAAGTTACTCACAGGGGAAGACAAGCTTTTACAACAAGCTATCTACCAACAAGACCAGAATACACCATTTATGAAGATACTTTGCCTTTGGAAATATTCCAGAAACAAGGAGAGTTTGCCACAAAAATAATGGGCTATTCAGACTCTACTACAATATCTATTAGCAGTGAATACCCAACTCCTGTTAATATAACTAACATGGAATTTAAGGGTAAGTTCAAACAGAAGTATACAACCATTGATACTTAATCGGAGAAATAATGACAACATATAATAACTTAGAAATTGCAGAAGTTTCTCTGACATTCTCAGAGGAACTTAATCCTTCGATTTCATCTAGAACATTTGATTTAAGCACATTAAGCTTTTTGCCTAATGTTCCTTTGATTGATCAGATTGAAGTTGAAAGAATTTTTGATACAGGCTATGACACAAAGTTTGGTGAGAATGTATTTACCATTGCTGATAGACGGCAAATATTTATTCTACCTAAAGCATGGTATTCAATCAACGAACAGACAAAGATTTTAACTGTT